GTAACTACTAAGTGTAATCTGACTCATCAATTGAGAAAACTCTCACTTTTACGGTCGCAGTAACAGTACTGGTATCACCGTAAACAAGTTGTCCCTCGCCAAACACATCCAAAGTAGTTAAAGATGGTGATGAACAATCAGCTAAACTTTGAAAAGCTACCATTTTGATCAACCCATCTTCAGCAAACCCTCGGAAAAACAATCCCATACCGGTGCTAAAGCCATACGGAGATGTCTCCGTCCCTTGAGTCTGAGTATACCAACTCAGGGATCCAGCTGAAGCTGTTGCGTCATAAATAACTCCTGTATAAAGAGCATGACTAGATTCAGGTATTGTCACTGGGGAATTAGCTGTCACCTTTCCAGCTGCTGCTGTTTCGAAATTCCATACAATTGGAGAACCAGCGTTAACTGAGGCGGTTGTCCAGTCTAATTGAATCTCAAATAGACCTTGACCTTGTAAGGGAGAATCCAAACTGGGAAGATACATCTTGTATCTCGCTTGTCTAATCAACAACCCAATGGACTGAGTTTCTCCGGCTCCCGGCTGAGTAAAATTAGTACCCGCAACTACTGTTAAAACTCCAGCTGACTGTAAACTATAGTCAGAAGCTAAACCAGTAAAAAGCCGATTAGAAAACGTCTCAGGATTCACATTAAGAACTAAGTCTTCCCAAACAGATCCACCAACAAAATCGCCTCCATGCGAAGCAGCCCGGCGTATTTCCTCTTCTCCTGTTTCTTGACATGTTTCAGAAACATTATGAGTATAATACATCATTAACATTCCGGGAAAATCCGCACCAACTGCAGGAATAAAACGATAAGTTAAACTTTCAAGGGAATATTCTTGATACTCCCGCGACAAAACCGCCGCCCTAGAACCTACGATAAACTGAGGTCCCTCTGGGACTACAAGCAATCTGTGGCCTTCGGTATAGTTATTCTCATCGATTTTAACAGCGCCAATAAAATCAGACACGGAAAATTCCATTTTCTTTATGCCATTTTTGACATTTTCATGAACTGCGAAAGCATCACCAGAAAATTGGGAACCAAACGCTAGAGGAGCTTCAAAATTTCTACCTTTTAAAGCACGTCGATTGTCAGATTGATGAGATGAGTGAAACATTTCCTTAGAAGCTTTCTTAAACTCACCTATACTTCCACAATGACGAATTCTTGTCTCTTGAGCTGGATGGTAACTCCCATTATACGCATCACGTAATGTAACATCGTGTGCATTTTGGTAATTATACGCAGTGGCTCCTGGACCAACAATCTCTTGAGATACACCGTTATTAACGTACCTTATGACATTGTTTCCTTTTTTCCCTGAACTCACAATATTGCTGCCAACACTTCTAGAGCTATTGGTGCTATTTCGAGAACGGTTGAGCCCACGTCCTTCAGGACGCTCAGAAAAGAATTTTCGACCTCTGGGGCCGACTCGGGTGATTTTGCTATCACCTTGTCCATCGTTTCTGCGACGTTCAGCAGAGAATTTTCCACTGATTGGGGATTTTTCTGCGTACGCGCGAAGCGTTTCGCTGATTTTTGAAAGGCGGTCAACTGATTGTTGAACGCGTGCTGAGCCCGGTGAGGCCCTGGATTTCTCTTTACCCTGCGGGGCACGGTTCGAGGTGTTCGTTTTCTTTTTGCCATACATTTCAATAAACTTTTGGTCCATACCACCATCCACGGGAAAAAAATCAAACCCGCACCATTTATTGATATGCAAAATATCAGGGAGAGAAGATTCCAAACCCAGATAAAATGCATTTAACTCTCGCTCCTGTGGGACTCCATAATCCACAAAGAAAAATTCACACGAGTTCAAATCAGTCTTATTGATGTGCTCCAAAACACTCCGATACAATTCAGATAGTTCGTAATATAACGGACTAGGATACGACATTACTATCGATGAATACATGGACTGTAACCATTGCTCTAGATCCTTATTATCTTCAGAATAATAAAAAGAAAATCTAGTTCGGTCCTCAGACCACATAGGAAAAACAGTCTCCACTCCAAAAACTTTAAAAGTTTTAACAGAGAACCCTAAAAAAGTCAAGTCAGAATCCGTTAGACGACTAGATGTTTTAAAATCTGTCACTGTCCAACCGAAGTAATCCTTCACAAAACTAACAAAACTCTCTTGGGTCACAGGGAAGATGTCATTGTCAATACCATGAGCTCCATCATCACCGAAAATATTGATTCCTTGTCCTTCAATAACTTCATCTGCAACATCTGGATTAAGATGTAACAAATATAAAGCTACAAGAATCATATGACCAATAATATTCGTAACTGTCGTAGAGTCCTGCCCTGATGGATTTAGACCAAACATAAGAACAATATCCCCATTTGGTAACTCACAACGCGGACTCAATAATTGATTTTTGTACCAATCCCAATAGACTAAATCTAAAGGTGTCATGTATTTTTGAAGCAAACGAAAACGAAGATCCAAAACTTCTATCATAAGAGGAAAAAGACGATCCCAACCTTTAACATCGTACATAAAACAAAATGGAAACGAATCCATAAACTTTACCCATTCTCTAAACGAACGCCCAAATGGATTAAAACCATAGGCTGACCAACGAACGGATTTCATACGTATGTTTTGTTTAAGAAAGAATCGCATACCAATATAACTATGACAGAAATCAGGTATCTGAAACGTTCTCTGTTTTTGTTCATTTACCACTTTACATTTTGGTAGTAGTTCTATTTTTGGTACTTCACGCCAAAAAACATCAATTTCTGGTGCGGCCCTAAGATATTCATCAAAGAGAGGACTCTCCATCCAATCTCCTTTGGTTTTAAAACCATTAAGTCTATCTGTTAGGCCTGTCGCCTTATCAAATGTTTTCTGCATACGCATGTACTCAGAAATCTCATCATAAGATGAAATAGGGTTTCTTCCATCGTCTAAATAACGACGTAGCATCCCTTCTACTAAATCCATAGCTCTCTTAAACTGAGGGTGGTCCTGAAAATTCCGTACCGGAAGAAAATCACGCTTATAAATAGCTTTCCAAACCGTTTCTTTGGTGGGTTTAACAACAACCCATTGTGGTTTTGGATGATTTCTCACAAAAGGATTTTTAATTGGCATAGTGTAGTTCAATCCATCTTTTAGCGGTTGCCTACCTACAACATATTTTCCTTGGTACTGAAACGTACTATAATACCTACCCTGTTTTTTTAGAGCTGTGGAAACCTGTTTAAAACCATGTGGTAAATGTGGTGGAACAACGATCTGAGCTATATTATTATAAGCACGACCAGCCATTCCAGCTCCATGAGTTCCTATCAGGAATAATCCCTGATGGTCCGAGGAGTCTGCAACTAAAGGAGAACCACATGACCCTTCTCTCGTCGACACACTATGTTTCCATTCACCAGTTTTTTCATCAAATGTAACTCTTGAAGATCCTATTTTTACTTTCCCAGTATCTGGATCACAACCAAATAAAGTCGCACCCGACACTGATAATGGATCAATCTTTTGATATCGAAAAGCCTTGATGGGTATGTTAACTTTCATCTTGTCAACTGGGAGAAAAGCCTGGTCTAACTCTGTCTGAAACGTGAATTCACTCATGAACTTTCCTAGGTAATATCTCGAATTTCCAACAATTATATAGTTATGCTCATCCGCACCTCCTTGAGCTCGGAGCACATGATGGCACTTAACCATATAATAAGTTACTTCACCAAATTTTACTTTGATTAAAGTACCAGAAACGGATTTCCCTGTACTAGCTTCACGGTCATCAATATAAATTGGAAAGACATAATCTTTCAATTTATCGGCGTCCCATGTAGTACGAGCTGACTTTGCCTCTTTCTTGCCTGAAGTTTTTTTATCTTCAACTTTAGAAACTAGCAAATGACTTCGATTCTTCTTTAAATGTTGTTTAAGTTTTTTTTTAGACTTAAAAGATTGAGAGCATTTCCTACAAGAAAATCTTTTTAAAATTTTTGGTTCTTTATTTTTCTTTTTTTCTTGTTTTTTGTTTGGTTCTTGCTCACTCGAGTCTGAAAAAGACTGCAATTCCTCATCCGAGTCATCGCTATCGAAAGTGTTCAGAATTTCACAGGCTAGTTCATCACTAACATTAAAGACATCTCCATCTTGCTGAAACTCGCTTTCATCAACGCCAATTCCAACTAACTCATCTCTGAGATGTTTAGAAACTGTTAAACCTTCTGGGTAACGATAATTATATCGATGTTCCCATCTTCGGGGCATTGACTCTAAACTACGCATTTCACGTCTTTTATGTTTGTACTTCCTTTTCTTCTTTCGACCTTTTCGATTCTTCTTATTGTAATGTTCTTCGGCTTCCCGTTCACATTCAATCAATTCTTTCCGAGCTTTATCTCTTTGTCTAAAAATAGCTTTGATTCGCGGATCACTTGCGGGCAAATAAATAAAATCTGGTCCATCACCAGGGTAATATTCATAAAAGCCATTAGTGGCATCATAGATACCATTATCAAATAAATCATCGAAATCTTTTCTCAATTTATCTCGACGCTGAATTATTTCGATAGGTATTCCATTAACCCTTTCTCTAGCTTTACGCATTCTATCTCCTTTGGTCATACCATGATTCCTTTTGCCCTCCAAGAATTTGGTTGGAATTAGCTTTCCTTCATAGTAGCGTTCAAGTTCTTCAAGCTTAGCTTCGGTAAAACGAGCCTCTTTTCTCTTTCGATATTTCTGCTTATTCATATGAACAGCGAAACAAACAACGCCTACTAAAATCACAAGGAAAACTCCTCCACCAATGAAAAGGCCAGTTTTTGGTATTTGCTTAAACCATAATTTAAACTTTTCAACAAAACTGGCTACACTTTTTGAAATCATTTGAGCTAAACTATACTCCGGAATTAGATAATGAGTAATAACGAAATTTTCATCACACGAAAGACTCTCTTCACGATACTGATCCCGAGCTCTTTCATATGCTTTCGTAGCTTCCTCAAAGGGACAATACGCTTCTCCATCATCTGGTTTAATCGTATGAGCTGGGAAATTCGCTTCACAAATATCATCCTTATAGTATGTCTTGCCACGATAAGAAAAAGATACTTCTTGTGCATGTTTAACCGCTAAATCACGATCAAATTTTGAAATAGCGATAAAATCACCTTCAGGAGGATTAGTCTTATCACTAACACGAACAACTGAATAACCTGTAGTGTCAAGTGCAAAACCAGTTAAAGTCCCTTCCAATGATTCAACCTCTTCTTCTGAGAGTGTGCCAAATGGAACTAAACGCTGCCTTTCTGGGTTGAAAGCAACTGTTTGTTCCTCAACTTCCACTTCGGTGTAGCGAATACTTTTGGCCATATAATTCCACATTGTTATCATTTGTTGAATTATTTTTGGAGCTTCACCCATAATAATAAGTGAAGATAACCCTAAAATCGATAATACCCTAACCACTAAGCTTGAAATGAAAGATGCTTCTTTCTTAACAGCTTTAATGCCAGTCTTACCTTCCAACAAAGCTATTTTCTTATTATACTTTATTTTATAAAAAGAAACAACACTGGTTCGGATTATGCTTCCAGCGACTCCTGATAACAAAGGCATTATGACACTAGCTAAATCTAGTTGACCTACGGTAGCTATATCTTTGATCTGAGTTAACTTCTCTGTCGAACCTACGACTCCTGACAAAACTGCCGAAGCCATGGTCACAACTGGTCCTACTCTATCTAAAAATATAGAAGAAACCATAGGAACTGCTACTAAGAAAACCTGTAAAATTTTCTTCGCCACCGTCTCTAGCTCGTCTAAGGCTAGTTCTTTGACAGCTGAAGAAATTTCACCTTTTCTTTCCTTCGCAATTTCTACAACTTTTTTTACTATTTTGTCTTGAACCTTTTGTTTGTTCGGAATCATAGTCTTTAGTTTAACTACAAGGCTGCGTAAATCCACTTTTTTAAAAAGTTCTTCAACCATTTCTGGGAGAACATTCGCTTCTTTCGCCATCTTGTTATAAAGACTAAAAACCTGTCCGTCACCATAAACACTGATTATATCAATCATTTGTTCTTCAATTTGTTTCGGAAATTTATAATTTCCTTGTTTAGCCCAGGTATACATAAAATCCAGTAATTTACCTTTACTAGTAATTGTTTCAGTCAATAAAACAGAGGAAAAGTTATGTTCCTCTTCAAATTTTTCAAATTCTGCTTGCATGAATAAAAC